CTTCATTCACAACTTCAAAGTCCGTTCCTGTTTTTGCAATTTTTTCTCTTCTCTTCTTTTCTTTATCTTTCGAGAATGCATTCGGTGTATCATACGACATATCACCTACTGATACCGTAGTGGTTGCCTCTTCAATTTCTTTTTGTAAGAGGTTACGAACTAATTCTGTAAATTTTTTCTTACTTATTTTTGTGGACATTATCCAATTCCTTAATTAATTCATAATATCTCATTAATGATACAACATTATTATCTTTTACAAATTTACCAGTTGTTGCAGTATCAGTATGATTAATTGCCTCAGTTAACTTAATCTTGGTAATCTTATCATCTACTTTAGTTAGATGTGATTTTAAGGTTTTTTTGATTTTTATAACTTCAGTATCTATGAATTCTCTTAAAGAATTGGTATTAGAAAGGTTATTGATATATTCTCTCAATAAAGTTTTTTGAGATTCGTTTAGATTACTATATTTTTTATTGAATTTATCAACTAAAAGTTGATATGTTAAAAGTCTAATGTCCTCTTCTTGTGATTTGTACGAACTATCACCTTTTATAGAACTTTTAACTGAAGAATTGGTTTTTATTATATTTTCCATTACAGTTACTTTACTATCTGTCTCAATTACTGGCCCAAAAACCTCACGTGAAGATTCTGTTTCAAAGATATTAAAAATTGATGCCAAAACCTTATAATTATTAATTCTTGAATTAAAAAAGTCTTTCATATTATAACATTCTTTAATTGTCTTAATTAAATTATATTTTTCGTTATTTAATCTACGATTTGACAATTTTCTACGATTTTTAATAACCGCCTCAATTAGCATATCCGCATGATTAATATTTTTATATTTTTTCTCTAATAAAATTTTATAAAGCTCGTTTTCCTTACCTAATTCAGTATTGGTATTGAAAAATTCCTTTAGTATTTTTATCGCAGAACTGTTTTTCTCATTATTCAAAACATCAACCGTGACTTGACGCGTCAATAATTCAAACAAAATCCCAGTATTTTTGATTTTGTTATGTTTTTTATTATAGGACATTAATTGCTCCATTAAACTGTATTTTTTTCGTACATATATAAATATAAAAACTTCAAATAATTATACATTTATTATGTTAATCTTTTTTGACAAATTCATCATATTCATTATCAATTTCTTCTGATTCTTTTGTCTCTTTTAGTATTTCTTTTTTAGAAAATTTCATAGATTTCTTTAAGGCATCATAATGAGCAAGTGCCAAAGGTGTTTTATGTTTACCCAATGGATCTCTATCTCTTGCACTACCATCTTTACCATACTTACTCATTTCCTTTGGTCTACCAGCTCCCTCTTGTCCACCTTCAGGTGCTCCACCAGAATCAAATAGTGATCCCATTGCTGTATCTTCGGGTTCTTGTTGACCTTCTTCTCCAGTAGTTCCAATGGTTGCCAAATCACTTGGTGTACCAACTGCCTCACCACTCTCTTGTGGATCATTACCCTCTACAGATATCTGTTCAAATCTAAATTTTTGTTTTTGGTCTTGTACTAATTCTTGTTCTAAATTAGTTATTTCTTCATCTGAAAAATTAAATACATTTTTATATACCCAATCTGTAGGTAATAATGCATTATCTTTTACATCACGAGCTAAATTAACCTTATTTCCCCACAATTCAAGTTTCTCTTGTTCATAGATTGTAGATGGATTAGTTAATGTTAATTCAAAATTTACCAACTCTTCGTCTGTAAACCCTTGTGCATATAAATGAACAACTGCAATCTTTGTTAATTCACTTGTTATAATCCTTTGAATTCTTTCAATGGTACGAGCAAATCTCACATCTTCTGCTGCAAGTGTTGCTTTACTACCAAGTGATTCTTCATATCCTAAGAATGCTTTTGGAATACGTAATGCTGCCAATAATCTATTTTTTAAATATTCTAAATCTTCAGTAGTTTCATACGTCATACCAGGAAGTGAATCTATTTGAGTTCCACTATCACCACCTCGAACAGGTAAGAAGAAATCTTCTGTTAGGTTTTGGATATTAAATTTTAAATTATAATCTCCACTTGCCTCATCAATAAAAGGTGTTTTCTTCATCTTGTTGATGATTCTTTGCATATAATTGTCAACTTCATTTGGTGGAATGTTTCCAATATCAATTTTAAATACTCGTTTTTCAGGTGCTCTCATAACTCTATGAATTAACATTGCATCTTCCATCAAAGTTGTTTGTTTCCATACTTTTCTAGCACCCTCTAACATAGATTTACCATAAGGAATTAAATTACTGTCACTTGCCAATCTAAAATGGGCTATTTGGAAATTTTCAAATTCTACTTTACCAGTTGAAGTTGTACTTTTATTTAAATATGGATGAGTAGCCTCCATAGTCTCTAAATAGAATTTTGTATAATAAGGATTTTCTGGATCCTCTCCCTCTGAACGAATAACTTCATATGGTGATAGTGGAATCACATTTGTAATTCCATACTTATCATTAATATCTAAATGTAAAAAGAAATCACCATACTTACACATATTTCTTACCCAAGGCCATAAATTAAATTCTATATTCAATATATCATAAAATAAATTGTGTAAAATTTGTTGAATGTTCTCATTATCACTATGAATCTCAACAACATTACCATATTCACTTTTCATTGTTGATTCATCTGAATAAATGTCAAGTGCACTTGATATTATAGAATCCGAATCCATTGATTCATAATCTTTAAACAATCCCAATCTAGCAGCCATCACTTGATGAACAGTTGAATATCCAGAATTAATTAAATCTAATCCACTATGAAGTTTTGAATATCTATCTACGAGATGACTTCTCACTCCGTGTTGTAGTTGATCTGTATCAGCGATTTTTAATTTTTTACCACCGACATTTCTCACGATTACATTTGTTGAAAATAATCGTCTTAATCGACCAAATAATGTTTTATCAGCCATTTTTTACCTCACTTATAAAAGCCATGTTAATGACTCTTTCTTCTTATCTATTTCCCAATCCCAAGACTCATTCTTGTTCTCTTCAGGAGTATAAAGACCATCAATATCTTGCATTCTATTAAGAGTCTTTTTTGTTAATTCAATTCCCTCAGTTCGCAATCTCAACGCAGTATCACGAACCCAAAGTCCAATAGCAAAAGACATCACAAGGTCATCATTATATCCTGCCATTGCTTCTGCTCTATTATTTAGATAGATAAATGTAAATAATTCATCTACCAATCTATTAGAACGAATCACTACTGATTCATCTCTAAAATATTCCTCTAATTTAGCAATAATTAAAGGTCGAGTTTTCATTGTGGTTGAAAATCCAGCCACCATATTTTTTTCTGCTGCTCTATATCGATTTGACATTTGGTGAGCAATATCGACATATTGTAAATCTTTACTTGTATAAAATAGATTAGGATAATCCCTATCTATCACTTGTTGGATGGTTGCCCAACCAATATTATTGTTTTCTATAATTAGTAAGGCATCATTATATTCTGTTGAAATGCTCACTAGCATATTACCAAAATCTTTAGTTGGTATCTTACCTTTATATTCTGCTACTTGTTCTACCTTTTCCACATCAATAATATGAAATGCACTATAATCTTTACTATCCCCACGACCAACATCTGCACATACCACATAATTCTTAGTATAATCTGGTGGCTCCCATATCCATAAATTACTATCAACACCACGTTTTTCTATTGGATCCTTAACCATCACTTCTCTACATTGTTCTAAAATAACACCATCAATAACTGAAGTACCAGAAGTTATGAAATCACAATCACATTCTTGTGCAGCATTTTGAACACCTAACAATGAATCTTGTTCTGTTCTCCACTCTTCATCTCTATCTGGATGAACAGTCCAATGAAGTTTGATAAAGTTGAACATACCTCTACCTTCTTCAGATTCTACCCAAGTTCTATGAAACCAATTACCAACACCATTTGGTGTAGACAACGCTATACATTGACCACCAGTGGTTAAAGTTTGTTGAGCCGCAGTCCATATCTCATCAATCTTATCAATGAATGCTGCCTCATCCAATATCAATAATGATAGAGCTTCAGAACGAGCTGCTTCTGGACCAGATGACACTGCCTTTACTTGTGAACCATTTTTGTAACGTAAATTTAATTTATTATCCTCAACACATTGTTGTTTTAACCAACTTGGTAGATTTGCGTGCATAACACGAATCTTAGTTACTAAGTTTTTTGCCACATCTTGTTTCGTTGCAATTACAAGAATATTTTTATCAGAATGGAAAGTCATCATCCATAAAGAATATCCAGCAGTAATTGTGGATATACCAAGTTGTCTTGCCTTTAATATTATATTAAAACGATTATCTTGAAATTCATTTACAGTTTTTTCTTGAAAATCATACAAATCAAATGGTATTTTACCTTTAATTGGATGTTGAATCATACAAAATTTTCTCATAAAATATGCAGGATCTTTTGCACACTTCACATACTCTTGTTTGATTACATCTTTTAATGGTGTTGGATTAGTAGACATTAGTTAACGATTTGACCAGCGAGGTTTACAGAAGTCGCGGTCATAATCACTCCATAAGTAAAGTACAACCATTTATTCTCATACCAACTGGGTTTCACAAGTTTTACCTTTTTTTCTAATATTTCTGAACGTTCTTTCAATACTTGAATCGAAAGGTCTTTATTCGTGATTATTAGTGAATCTGTTTGGGCATTTTGTTCCAATAACTTAATAATAGAGTTAAGGTCTTTAATAGTTTTAGTATTCAAACTATCTTTAACTTGTAAATCAGTTATTTGTTTAGTAAATCCCAAAATTTCAGATTCCGTGAAGGTAAATGTCTTTTCTTGTGAAAAAACCATTCCTACAAATAATAATATTTTAATTAAATTCTTCATATATACATATATATCAGTTTACTTGGAAAATTTCTTCAAAAAGTTTACTGCTTCGTCTACATCATCAATTTCAACGGCCTTTTGAGCCTTTTTAATGTCTTTTTTAGTAGATTCTACTTCTTTTTTCAGTCTTTCCACTTGTTTTTTGTTTACTTTCTTCTTTGACTCAAGTTGCTTAACTTTTTTCTCAGTTTGCTTAACTTCTTTGTCCTTTTGTTTGATTGCGTTATCAAGTTTTTTGATTTCTTCCTTTTTCTTACCAGAAGCCTTTGCTCCAAGTCCTAAAATAGCTAAAAGTCCTCCAAAAATCCCCAATAATACTTTCCACACTTTTTTCATTTAATTTCTCCTAAAAACGAAAGACCTGCACCATGTACAAGTTCTTCAAGTGTTACTGTTTTCTTACCATTCTCATCAATTTCTTCATATTCTTGTAAATCCATCAATTTTCCTAAAATTCTATGATAAACTGACAAAATATTTTCAATTTCTTCATCATGTCCAATCTTTCTATGATACTCTTCTGCAACTTCACCAAGAGTTGCTGTCATATCCATCAATTCAAACACTACTTCTTCAGGTAATATCAGTTTTCTACTATTCTGTAGTTTCATCTTCAAGCTCCTTTTCAAGAAAGTCTATATATTCTCTAGCCTCCGTGACAAGTTTATCGAAATTTTCTTGTCCCATTGACCACTCTTCTTTCTCCACACCCTTTTCTACTACTCCAACTTCATTGAAAAACGTCGCCTTACCACCCGTTTCCTCAAATTCATCAATACTTTGTTTTAAATCTTTTAAATATGATTTTTTATTTTCTCTAATTTTATTTTTTTCCCATTCTTCATATTCTCCCTTAATACGAAGTTTAGTTTCTATTTTAACCTGACAATCAAAGCAATGTCCCATCATTCTCCAAAACTTATTATCAAGTCTTTTCTTCATTACCTTCTTACACTCAGGACAAAACCATGGCATCCTAGCCTCTTTTAAAATATCAGACAATCTATCTATTTTATCACCGTGTGGTTCTGATTTTCCCTCATATCCTAATTGAACATAAGACTTTTCATGTTCTCTACCTGCCAATAAATCTTTTAAGACTTCATTCTGTCTTTCTGCTTCTTTACTATATCCCATTATAACTCCTTTATTTATGGTGTATCAGTTGACCAAGTTGGAAATGCTGTAGTATCTCCAGAAATAGCAGCAAATGTTCCATGATTACCATTTCCTGAATGATCATTAATAGTATTTCCACTACCCTCATTAAATCTCCAATATCCTACAAGACCACTTTCACTTTGTAAATCTGTTGGTTTTCCACTATTATATGCATTTGAAACCCAAGTGGCATCTTTGGCTGTATTAAAAATAGATACTTCATCAAGTTTACAAGCCCATCCATTCTGATACGCATCAGATACATTACGACCACCAAAATACATACCACCAGTTGAACCACCTGTAGAACTCCAATTGATGTTACCTGTATGACGAAGAACACCATTTACATATATTTTACGGTCAGCTCCAGAAGATGTATCTGTACGGTCATCATAAGTTAGTACCATATGATACCACATATCTTTTCTTATATTCCAATATTCACCAGATTGTTCTAACAACGATTCTTCTAATGGTGTGTCCATATTAACCCACGAGGTTGTTAGTTTATTTGAACCAATGGCAAAGTATCCTTGGCGATGTCTATTGATACCAAACACAAATCTTTGATTATTATTATGTTTTCTACCAAATGCAAACATTGTATTTCCTGTTTCATCTGGTTTAACCCAATAAGAAACAGTACATCCTAAATTAAGGTTATAAGTATCAGGATTAAAATCAGTTGTTGCATAATCATAGGTTCTTGTAGCTACATCTGAATTTCCAGTAAATGATAATGAGTAATTTTTTTCTGTAACTACTCCACTACTACCTCGTATATCTTCATTTTCAAATCTTCTTTCCATTAAAGTATTAGTTTCTCTAAACACTCCCTTAGCTATATCTTCATTTAGTGCATACAAATATTTATTCTCTGGTATCGTTAACCAACCTTTCCAAGTTAGTTTTTGATTACTTTGTTTTTTTCTTCCAATGGAAGTCAACATAGATATTATCTTTGTATCTATAACTTTTACTTCACCAAGAATTGTTTTAACTTTACCTTTATATTTTGATGATAAGGTAACTTTATTTTCTAGCAATCCCGATTTCTTTAATTCTTCTAAAATAGTAGATTTCTCTTTTTCTAATGTAGAAATTTGATTTTTTAATTCAAGTATTTCTTCCTCTAAATTTTCAATAATCCCATCTCTATCGTGAATATGATTTTCTAATTTTGTAACAGGAGTAAATAATTCTTGAGCAAATGAATTTCCAACTATATTTTCATTAATAGTTGGTCTCTTGGGTGTGTTACCCATTCCACTTACTGCTGATTTTATTTCTTCTATTGAAGGCATCTATTTATTCCTATCCAAACTTTAAACTACCAAGTATCTGATTGATTGGTGCAAATGCTCCTGTGAATTTGTATATTTTACCTTTGTATTTAAATACTATACCTTCACTTGGAACAACTGCATTCAATCCACCAATTGCATTTAGTTTTTCTATTTGTATTTTTAATTTTTTCAATTTTTCTACATTACCACCACTCTTTAAATCATTAAGAGCTTTAGTAACTTCTTTTCTAATCTTTTGTGTAGCCTTTTCAGGTGATGCTGCCATATACCCACTTATATTTTTTAATATTTCTGCACCAACTTCAAAGAATAATATCTCAAATGGTTTTATATTATCTTTCCAAATCTTTTGGTGGTCATTTTTATCAGTAGATAAAATCCAATCTAAAAACTTCGGATTACTATCAAAATCTTTTTTGATATTTTGTATTTTATATGATTTATCAAAATATGCCCAACGATTAACCAACTTAACAAATTGGTCTGGTTTTAAACTAAATTTAAATTGTTTAGATGCGTTGAATACATACTCTCTCCAATACGCCTGATGATATTCTCCCAACTTATCTGTATCTTTTAATGCATATGTAGATTGTAATTTCTTTAATCTACCTAAAAATCGAGATTTATTCTTACCAAAATTTTGTGATTTTGGAACTGTTAAGAAATTAGGTTTACTAATCTTAAATCTCTTTTGTATGTTAGCATTTACTTGTCTAATCATACCTTCCAACATACGAGCTGAATCTCTTGGTTGTCCTATCGCCTTTCCACTATCATCATATTCAATGGCTCCGTGAAATACAATTTCTGCAACATCATAATCGATAATATTTGCTGTTTTAGGATACATAACCTCTAAATTCATCCACTTTGAACCATTACCAAATACTTTTTCTTTTTGTTTGTCTGATAATTTACCAATTGATTTCTCTAAATCTTTCATCGCACCTACAAAGGCTTTCTCTATATCACCTCTACCACTAAACAGACTTTTTACTCCACTTGTAGTAAGAGCATTTTTACCGTGATTTTTTAAGTGTCCTTTATTACGAGCCGCCTTTAATTTACCATCTACCCAACTAATCATTAAATTTTGACCATCAAGTTTTTCAGTAACGTTATCCTCTCTATCTAACTTTCCACCTAACCCATTAATAATTATCTGTTTCAAATCTGAAAATGTAAGATTATTATCATCAAATGGATGTGACATATGACCATAAGCACCACCTTCAATTAACAACATTACTTCTTTAATATAACTTTCTTGCATTTTTTTAATTTTCTTTGCAGTTTTAGTAGCACTCTTCATATCAAAAGTAGGAGAATCTTTAACTTTCTTTTTTCTATCTTTAATTTCTTTTTCTCCAAAATATTTAATTACTTCCCAACCCATTTTATCAATAATAGATTGTATATGAGCTTGCCATTTTGGAAATGGATTATCTACACTATCGGTATTTTTTGTATTTTGATTGATAGTTCTACCGTAAGTAACTGTAGGTGTTCTCTCTATAGATGCAAAAGAATAATCAAATGCTGGATCAACAACACCTTCCGCCGTATCATTTAAAATATCTGTCAACACTTCCCATCCTAAAATTTTTGCATGTCTTGGTGAAATACGTTTATAATCTGCAAATGATTTAAAAAAATCATACATACCCTCATCAGACAAATCACTAGCCGATATTGTAGTCGGGAACGAACTTACTTCTTTTACTAATTTTTTCATTTGAGGTTGACTGTAAAATTCAAATAATTTTTTAAATTTATTTGTCAACATATTAAAGAGACCTTTATCATAGTATCCAAATAACTTTTTAAATAATTTTTCTCGTTGTTTATCATTCACTTTTGGAGATCCCAATATATCTCTCATAGTAGTTCCACTAATTTCTTTACCACCAACTCTCATAGACACGTGTGGTGCTGTAAGAATATATCCACGTTCTTCATATCCGACCATTTTATTTTTATTCTTTTTATAATCATCAAAATACGCTCCACCCTTTAATCTACCAGCATCTTTCTTACCAAAAATATAGATAACTGCTGTAGTATCTTTATCATATTTCTTTAATACATTTTTTGCACTATAAACATTCTTTTCCATAACAATACGATTAGATGGAATACCCATCTTTGTCATATGTCGAGCCTTTTCTTTAAAATTCATTGGGTGTCTTGGTAAGGATTTTAAATTAGATGTAACTATATAAGCTTCATCTACTTGTTTCTTTAACCACTCGTAGGTTTTTTTGTGGTGTAAACCAAATGGTTGAAATCTACCACCATAAATACCAATTACCTTTTTAATTTTTGATTTTTCTTCTGTTACTGGTTCATAACCTCGTTTCTTTTTATTTTTCTTTGTTTGATGACCAGGTTTATTATGTTGAGTTCCAGAATCATCCCAATCATATGTATCGGGTTCTGCTAAATTACCCATATCTCCTGAACCTTGAGAACCAGCATGATGTCCTGAAAAAGATTTTTCTATATCTGAACCAGGTTCATCTTTCATTTTTTTATGTTTATCCTTTACCTTAGTTGGTAGTCCCTCACGAACTTTACTTGTATCAGTTTTAAGAAAAGGGCCTCTTCTAAGTGTTTGAAATTTTACAGGTACTTCTTGACCAAATAAATTTTTAGGTGATAAAATTCGTAGTGTAACTAATTTTTTAGGATTATCTACTTTTACTAACTCGAAATCTATCTCTTTATACTTCCTACCCTTATGTGTAAGATTTTTACCAGTAATAAACTTTTCTACTTTATTGCCTCTGACTGCAAATCGTTCTTCAACTTTTTTATAACCACTCATTCTATCAGTTTTGTTTTTATTTATACCTTTTCTACTTGGTGATGGCACAACATCTTCTGTTTTAGGTTTTTCAATCCTAAATTTTAATGCTGATCTACCATTTATTAGTAAGTCACCTTTTTCGTTCCAATCAATAGATTTAACAACTACTTTTTTATTTTTAAATCTACCCATTTTAACAGTATCACCAATTTCAACTGGTACATCTATACCTTCAATAAGTGGTTTAATTAACCATTCTGTTAGATTTTTTGCCATTTTAATAAACTATATAAACAGTTCCACTACCACTTACTCTTCGTACACCTATTTCATATAGTGTTTTCGCAGTAAAAGCAGATGCTGCTACTGAATCACCCTCAGTTGGTGTAATTACAGAATCACCAGCTGATCCAACAATAAATCCGCTTGAACCTTGAAATGAAGCTGTTGCATAAAAATCAGCCTCAGAAATTGTTTTTATTTGAGTGAATTTTGCATCATCACTTACTGTAGATCGTGATCTTCCTACAAATGAACCTTGTGTTGGCGTTGCCATTTTATTCTCCTATTTTATACTGAAAGTGCTCGTTTAAACCAACCAAACAAGAATCTTTCTTGTTCAGGTTTTCTATTTACCAAATCATAATAATGTTTTAGTCTATAACAACGAACTCTTTCTAATGATGGTTTGTAAGTTTCAAGTGCACCTTTTGTACCTGGTCCGAATCCACCATCAACTGCCAAGTTTGCACCTTTTGCATTACAAGCTCGTTGTAAAATCTTTACTGCTGTTCCTCTACCTTGATTCACACACATATCAAAAAAGATGTGTTTTAATTGTTCATCAAGTTCATCCACTTTGTTTTTATCCCAATAATCTTTTTTGTAGATTTCTTTTGCACCCTCTTTAGTAAGGTTTTTAATATCTACATCTGGATAAAATCTTTTAGCTATTCCGAAGTTGGTTTCACCACCTAAATCTTTTGGGTCGTGAACATATCCACCCTCATGGTGTAATGTAACTTCTATTATTTCATCAAATGTTGTAAGCATTTTATTTTCTCCTATTAAGACGTTTTTGTTTTGCAACCCACATTTTTCCAAGTTTGTTCTTGATGGGTTTTGCCACAAATTTTCTAATAACTTTAGTAACCAATGGAACAAATTTTGCCTCCGCTTGTTTTGGTGTTAGATGATTTGAATTATCAACTATCACGAAATTGTTTTTAAATAATGCTTGGAAAGAACCAAGATTTTTCTGAACATCTTTCCAACTCTTCTCTAATAAATCTGGTGGTAACACTCTATCTCTTTCTTGATTTCTTTTCTGTGCCACCTCTAATGATGTATTTACAAATACCATATAGGTATCGTATCCATCTGCTTCTAAATCGGCCTTCATCCTTTGTATCTTACCAAAATCATGACCAGTACCATCAATAATCATACCTAACTTACCTTGTTGATATAATTTCATTCTTTGTTTGGTAAGTGATTTACTGAAATCTCTTAATCCACTTTTACCTTTACCTGTCAAATCATCAAATACTTCATCTGGCATTTTGTCTAAATCTGTACCGAATCCATATTTTCTTAACAAATGTTTTAACTCTTTATCTGAGTTCACCATTTTCATACCACTCATAGCGATATTGAATCTTTCAGGTATACCAAAGATTTGTTTCACTACATAGGTTTTTCCACTACCAGGCCCACCTGCAAGGAATACGGCCTTGAATATACCAGGATCGTTGACACCCTCAAATAATAAGTCTTTTAGTTTTATCATAATACTTTCCGAGTAAATTGTTACAATTATAAATATTAAATAATAAAATTTACCATTTATTTAATCTCAATTTACGTTTACCCTCTAAACCTTTTTTCCAACAAAATCCATGATTTCTCCATAATTTATTACGATATATTGGAATTTTAGTTCTACCCAATAAATGATATGCCTGTATTCGGTGGTAACCATCCATAATTTGATTTTTATTATTTATATATACAGGTATTTCAATACCTTGAGTAATAATTGATTGAAAATACAATACTAATGATTTATTTGTATTTTTACCCACACATTCACAAACTGGCCCTTCATTTGGATGTCGTGGGACATTTAGTTCTTCTATATCGTTTACAAAATACTTATCAAAGTTATTTCCATCAAAATCAATAAAGTCCTCTTTTGGTAATAATTCATAGACTTGTGGAAATAATTTAAGAAAAAATTCCTTTTCAGTCATAATGTAAATCTTCCATATCACCCATTAAACTTGATAAACAAACTCTACGATAATCAGTGCCTCTATCAAAATCTTTAAACTGAGGATGGTGTTTATCTGTTATTCCAAATAAAACACATTTACTATAACCTATCTTTAATTGATTACATAGTTCTTCTTGTTTATCTCTGTATGTTTCAGTATTATAATCTACAGAATAATTATCTATAATTTTTTGTCCAACATGAACACCAATAGTATTTAACATTTGCATTGAATTAAAAACCTCTACTGGATCATCTTGATAATCTCTTGTAAGTCTTAATCCA